AATAAGAGATAGTGTATTTAGATCACATCCTTGGAACTGCCTACAGAAAAGATTAGAACTATCATCATCAACAGATACTCCTGCTTGGGGTTACAGTTTTAAATATGACCTACCGGGTGATTGTTTAAGATTACTTAGAATATTAGATTATGACTCAGATCATAAAGTAGAAGGTAGATCAATATTATCTAACAACTCTTCTATGAAGATATTATATATCTCAAGAGTTACAGACCCAAATCAATATGATGAAAATTTAAGAGAAACATTATCAGCAGCATTAGCTGCAGATATAGCATACGCTGTTACATCTAACAATACCACACAACAAAACATGATAGCTCTTTATCAAGATAAATTAAAAGATGCTAGATTTGTAGATTCAACTGAAGGATATAATACTACTCAAGAAGATGGAATGGCAGATGTTATAGATGCTGGTACATTTATAAACGCAAGGTTCTAATACATGGCTAGAGTAGCTGCACAACTTACAAACTTCACAGCAGGTGAACTATCACCAAGACTAGATGGTAGAAATGATTTATCTAAATATCCTGCAGGCTGTAAGACACTTGAGAATATAGTTATCTATCCACATGGTGCTGCAGCTCGTAGACCGGGTACTCAGTTTATAGCAGAAGTAAAAACAAGTAGTGCTAAAACAAGATTAATACCTTTTGAATTTTCAACAACACAAACTTACATTCTTGAGTTTGGTAATCAGTATATGAGAGTATACAAAGATAAAGGTCAAGTGCTATCAGGTGGTTCAGCTTTTGAAATATCTACACCATACTTAACTGCAGAATTATTTGATATTAAGTTCGCACAATCTGCTGACGTGATGTACATAACCCATCCTAGTCATGCAACAAGAAAGTTATCAAGAACAGGTCATACATCTTGGACATTAACTACAGTTGATTTTACTAATGGTCCATACTTAGATACTAATACATCAACTACAACAATTACAGCTTCAGCACATACTGTAGGAACTGGTAGAACTTTTACTGCTAGTGCTAATACATTTGCTTCAACAGATGTTGGAAGATTAATTAGATTTAGAGATGGACATGCAAAGGTAACAGGATTTACAGATGCTACAGTTGTAACTGTTGAGATATTAGTAGATACAGGATCATCTAGTGCATCAACTGATTGGTCGTTAGGTGCATTTTCAGATACCACAGGTCATCCATCTTGCGTAACCTTCTTTGAACAAAGATTAGTTTTCGCAGCGACATTGAACAATCCGCAAACAATTTATTTTTCAAAGTCAGGTGATTATGAAAACATGGATGCGAATATTGGCGGAACTGTGGCTG